ATTACCTTTATTATGTAAAGATTTACTCTTGTTATTATTATAGGTGTAATTGTTACACTTGTGTTAATGCTGCTAATTCGTTGTCTGTTAATGCTGTGTTATATACTTTTAAATCTTTAACGTTTCCGTAAAAGTATTGAGATGTGGTTGTAGTTGCTCCTGTTAGGTTTAGTCTGTTTAATACATTTGCATTAAAAGTAGTAAAACTTGAATCTACACCTACTTCAACACCATTAACCCATAAAGCAACATCATTTGTTTTCCATTTAATTGCCACCTTTAAAAAGTTTAATGATATAGATGCAGAGGTTTTTGTTATATCAGCATCAGAGCCACTTGCAGACCTAACATAACAACCCACTTTGTCCGTATCTTGAAATCTTAATATAATTCTGTTGGAATCTGTTCCATCACTTAAAGAAATGTACCTATTACCTCCTATTTCGCTTAATGCTTTTATTTCTGCATACAATACTCCCTCTGTTGAATTTATTACTTGGTCATTACCACTATTATTACAACTATCAGTCACCCTCGTTACTGCACTACCTTGTGTTGGTATGTAAGATGTAGGGTAGCTTGCTGATTCTACTTGAGTGCCGAATAAATATAAACCACTTGTTCCATTTCCTTGATAACCTGAGACGTTATTGCCTGTCGCTAAACCTATAATTAAATTACTAGAGAAATAATTATATAAACTACAACGATACCAACCATTACCATAATCTTCTATTTTGGCAGTTGAGCCACTTTGAATAGTACCTAGTGAGCCATCTCCAACATTAAAAAAACTATACCCACCATTGTTAGATAATATACTAATCCATTGTCTTGTATCTGCTTTGGCAAAGAATGAAACAGTTTTACTTGTTCCTCCTACTGAATTAAAAATTCTATGAACACCATTTTGAGAATCTTCAATTACTTTATAAGCATTAGTAGTTCCATCGGGCGATGTAAAACCTTGTACTTCTTTTAATGATACGTTGTCTATTTTTAAATTACTTGCTCCATTTGAAAAAATTCTTAAATATCCATTAAACGCACCACCATCTCTAAACGATAATTGTTCAGTATATGTTCCATTCGCACTTCGTGTTATCCCACTATTATATCCTAGATTAATATAAACACCTCCACTAACATAGTTAGAAACAGTATAAGTAATTAGATATACTTTACTTGTTGAATAACTAGAAATTAATTGCCTTGTATTATTACTTGTTGTAGTGTTACAATTTAACAAACCTCCACTAATTGTCCATCCTGTATCTTTTGCCCAAACACCATCAGTAGCAAAGTCTCCATTTGTAACTAACTCACTACCCGCAGTACTTGGGTCTCCTTGAATACTTACCCTATCTTTTGTCCAATAAGGGTTAGCAAAGTCTTCTGAATAAGTTATTACGTTTGTTCTTTGAGGCTCAAGTTTTAAAGCACCTTGTGTATTACCTAAAAAATCTATTCTTGGTATTCCATTGCCTACTGTTTCAATTAACCCTGCTTTGTTTACAACTGTTCCACTACTTGCTCTTGTGAAATCAAAGGGCAGAGGCTTGAAGTTGTCATTCTCGTCATTGTAGGCTAAGGTACTACCCTCTTTTGTTGCCCATTGTCCTGCTCCGAATTTTAAAGTATTTGCCATATCTATATTATTGAATATTGTTGTCCGTTAGCCATATCTGAAAAAGATACCCAAGAACTGATTTTTTCTAGTTCGCTATCTGTTAATGCTGAATTGTAATATTGTATTTGTTTAGTGTTTCCGTAGAAAGGATTTGAACCATTTGCACCTTCAAATTGTAATCTTGACAAGCCAATTGGTAATGAAGCTACAACATAATCAGTATCTAATAAAAATCCGTTTATATATATTTCAAAAGTATTTGCTTTGTAAATTATTGCAATCTTATTATTTTGTGTTTGATTTATACCGTTAACAGTTAATCCACCAACAGTAGAGTTCCCACTACTCATAAATGCTTTTATTGTATTTGCGCTTTCATCAAGCTCTAAAGTAACTCTATTACTAGTATCATAAGAAGGATGGCTTATGCTAATTCTTCTACTTAAACCACCATCAGCCAAAGCACTTATCTCTGTCATCAAAACACCTTCTGAATCATTAAACGTATCTGCATCTCCAGAGCCATTAGCAGTTTCTGCTTGACGAGTTGCTGAAGCTCCGTTAGTAGGTATGTAAGAAGTTGCGTAAGAGCCTTGTTCTAGTTGTGCGCCAAATATGTAAATATTATTATTTACGTTTCCAGTAAAACTACTTGCTCTACTATCTGAAATAGATTTTATTGAAGATATAAAGTAAGTAAAAGTTGTTGATGCAGTTGTAACAGTAGTTGAACACCTATACCACTCATTTCCGAAATATTCTATATCGGCAGATGTAGTTCCGTTATTCTCAAAAACACCTTGATTAACATCAAAATTAACATAAGGGTTGCCAATAACGTTATTAGTTCCAAAAAGAATTTGAACAAATTCATTAGTGCCTTTTTTTATAAATACAGAAACAGTATGACTAACACCACTTGCAACAGTTAAGTTTTGAGAAATTGCGTGTAAACCACTATCAGACGTTTCTGATATTTTATCAGCACTCAATGTTCCATCTGGAGATATTAAATTATTTGTAGATACCGAACTTCTTGTTTGAGCCCATTGATTAAAATCTTCACTATAAGCAATCAAATTAGTTCTCTCTGGCTCTAATAACAAACTAGGACACCCATTTACAACACCATCAATCAAAGGATATTCAAGTCTAGGAACATTTGAATCAACTGTTGTTATTAATCCGTTTTTTGCTATTCTTGTAGCTGAGCCACTTCGTGAAAAATCAAAATCCCCATCTCCATCAGTAGGAAAAATAGAATAAACTTTTTGTGATTTATAACCACTTGGGATGAATAAAAGACTTGCTTGATCCGCTAAAGACATATTTTTATAGTTTTATTTATTATGTTGTTTTTTATAAAGACAATTTTGACTGTACGCAATCAACCGCCTCAATTGTTCCGCCGTCAGCAATAACTCTTGCAACGTAATTTTGAACTATTATAGAGTAAAAAATACTTTTTTGATCGACTTGTAAACTTAAACCTAATCCAATCATATATTTTTACCTTAAATAACAAATAACCTTACCGCTTGCAACGCTAACATCATCAAAGTTTCCATAAATAACAACACCGGTACTCATAGATAACGAACTTATTGAAGTATCGCCTCCTATTGTATCAATGTCGCAAGATATTACTGATGATTCTATCGCTTGTATTGCACAAAAGTTTTCTCCCGCTAAAGATGTAGCTGATGCAGCAATTACTCTTAAACCCTTGTCTCCGAATGATAATTTTTGAAATTCACTAGAATAATATAAATCTGACGCCATTTTTTTTATTTAAATTTTATATTCACAAAAATACAAAAATTTAAATTATTTATTTTAGCCATTCTTTCTAACGGCAGAGCCAAAGAAATATCCGAAAATTGATAATACAATTCCTTCACAAATTCCTATAAGATGAATCCAAACTTCTTTGTTAGATTCCGGGATTTGTAAATAAACAATCGCATAAATAATAAAAGCAAAGGCGCCTAATCCAATAACACCGGTCAAATTAAACATAAAGTCAAAGCCTCCTGATTTAGCCTTTTCAACTTCTCGTTTTCTAGCCGAATCTCTGTCTGCAACTTCTAACTCATATAACTCAATCAGTTCATTGTGCAATTGTGTTTTATCTTGACTTGTCAATTCAGGCTCGTTGTCAATTAAGTTTTTAACAACTCCTAAAACTCCTTTTTGTGGAAGTATATCGCCAACAAAACCCGGTATTTTTTTTAATATAAATTGACCAACTTTTGTGTCTTTAAATTTTTTTTTCGGCATTACTCTATAAATTTATATTCATCAAACGCATTAAAACTCGGACAAGCCTTTTCACTAAAATCCCTATGGCCATAAATAACCGCTTTAGAATGCAATTTTTTTAGTGTTTTTAACAAGATTAAAAGACTTTCTTTTTGTTGTGGCGTTCTTGTATCTTTAGGATCTAAACATTCGTCTAAACCTCCAATATAGCAAACGCCTATCGACATTTTATTTTGCCCTCTTGAATGTGCGCCAATTTTATCAATGTTTCTACCATAGGAAATTGAGCCGTCTAAATGGACAATATAATGATAACCAATATCAGAAAAACCTCTTTCTAAATGCCAACTCTTTATTTCCTCGGCGCTTGTTTTTCTACCCTCCGGCGTAGCGCTACAATGGATGATGATTTTGTTTATTTGTCGCATTGTTTTGTTTTAGAAATGTGATATAACTGTAATTAAAAAGTTCTCAACTGTTGCCGTTGCTCCTGATTTATCAACTCTAACTTGAATTTTACAACCACTTGTTAAAATATCTGTATGCGTAAATAATTGGGTAGTTCTTGAATACCTTACTAAATCATTATTGTTTGCAATATTATCGTGCATAAATTCAACAGTTTTTCCGGTATCAGGAAAATATAAACGTGCGTCAAGTCTTGTATTTGATGCTCCGGCAGTTATATCGAAATCGTTTCTAACAATCATAACTCTACCGGCCCCAACTTCAGAAAAATCTAATGAGTTGGATGCTGAGTTCCATAAGTCGCCAGTTACAAAGCTAGGCTTGTATGTTGTTACTGTTCCGCTTCCGGCCTTGTCATTTGTTAAATCTGTCCAAACATTTGAAGTTAAATTTATTGGAGTTGTCGTTGTTGCCGAATCCTCATAATCAACCCATCCACCTTGCGAATCATACAAAGCATTTACTGAATTTTTTATTTCGTTTATATTAGCAGCAGTTACCTTATTAGCTTCAGGAAGTACTGAGGTTTGATTGTCTGATTTTGTTGAGAAAGTTATTTTAGCCATTATTTATATTTTATGATTGTAATTCGTTTTGTAATTCACTTTGTAAACCTCCAACTGCGTTAATTTGTTCAATCTTGTTTGATAGTTCAATTATACCTCTAAAATAAGTTGAATCTGCTAGATCATCTTCTAAATAGGTAACGCCATTGTTTACACTTGTATAAACATTAAATCCGTTAGGCGCTAAATCAATATAATTTGCAGACTTAGTTCTAACATTTTCAAGGCATTGTGAAACCATTAAATTAGTGTCTAATTGTCCACCATCATCTGAATAAAATTTTGAAATACATTCTATTCGTGTTATTGTTTCGGTTATGAATGATTGTTGATTTTGGTCTGTTTCGTCTGTTGAAACTGAATAAACTCTAATTAATGGATAGGTTGCATCCGTTGGAATACGATTGTAAATCGGTACGGCGACATTGTTAATTAAAACATTGCCGTTTAATTTTGCAATAATTCCTTTCCTTACATAGTGAATCGCCTCTAACATCTTATTTTATTGCTTTTTTAATTTCGCCATTTAAACGAGTTAATAATTTTTTTAATCCTATTCTAGCAGAGCCAAAGAAAAACGGCTGAGGTTTCATATAACCTGGCTTTGAGCCTTTAAATTGTTCGGCATAACTCTTTGGTATTCCTAGTTCTAGCATATCATCAAATGTTACAAAAGCACCCGTTCCAAATTCTAGGTAAGGCGCATATTTTGCTCCGGCTATAACCTCCACAGTTTTGCCTTTCTTTTCTGACCTTATTGATTGCCTTAGTGTACCCTTATCAACTGGTGCAGCTCTTTTTGCAATCCTAGCTATATCCATACCGGCCGAGCCTAATTCTCTTGATAACGTATTTTTATCAAAGGAACGCAAATTGTCTAACTTTTTTTTAAGTTGAGCCAAGTCAGATTGGTCGATTTTAATATTCATTTTATTGAGATTTTGTTGCTAATAATTTAGTATAAAAATCTAAATCAAACTCATACTTTTCATTTATACGATAATTCTTTGTACCGCCCTCTAATGTAAATATATCTCCTAACTGAATTAAATCTGCGGTATTTTTACGCATCATTATTTCAATCTGAACGTCTTGCGTTCTTTTACCTAGTTTGTCGCTTATATCTCCGCTAATTTGCTTTAAATTGCACCATACAGTTGCAACCTCTGACAAAGTAGAATTAAACCCGCCAAATTCATCAGGCGACTTAACTAATCGCTTTATTGTTATTTTAGAATCTAGTTTTCCGGCGTCCATTAAATAAACATAGTTTTATAAGACGTTAAAATTTGTCTTGTTGATGTTGGTATTTCTGAAACATTATCTTGCTCAGTAATAAAATCCGCCCTATTATCGTAATACGTTGATATAAGTTGCAACATCGCTTGTTTTACTAAAGAATCATTTATTCCTAATGTTACATAGGTAATTTTAACTCTTTCGGCAGAGCCTCCATCTAGTTCAATCGTTTCATTATCTAAGCCAAGTATTTCATAATCAGTTGTATCCGTTCCGTCAATAGTTATTTCTGAAATACTAGCAATCGGGCCAAAAGGTAAATCAAACAAACCATTGGTTGTATCTAAGTAGTACGTTCTATTTTTTGGAACAATATCTCTTGAAATATAATTTTCGCACCATATTCGAGCCTGAGAAATCATTGCGGTAATTAAATTATCGTCTGCACTTGTATCAATACGAGCGTAGTCTTTAACATTTTGAGCCGTTAATATTTCATTCCCGGTTGTTGCGTTGATTTTAATTTGTCTCATCTGATTTGATTTCTTTATATTCAACCTTTAGTTCTTTAGTCTCAAAGGTTTGCTTTTCTTTCTTTTTAGATATCTTAGATCCTAAACCTTTTTTTATCCAGTTCTCAGCAGTATTTGCGTCTAACTCTACAACATCGCCCTCATTGTAACGCTTGTCTCCTTTTAAAATGGATTGTTTTATTTTTAGTTTCATATTATGAATATTTTTGTAAAGATAAAAAAAAAGCGCCACATTAGTTTGCGACGCCTTTTCGTTGGAAAACAAAATTGAAAACATTTAAAGTTCTGCAAAGTTATTAAAATATTTTAAATATTTAGGCGATGTTAATTCAAATGATTTTCGTTTGCCGTCATTTTTTAAAATAAAGAATCCGTCTTTGTCTCTGTAATAAATAGCAAAAAAATCTACGTCTTTTTTACTGTAAGAGTTTTTCTTTGTATCTCTTAAAAAAACTCTTGTTCTGTTTTTATGATTGTGAACTGATTTAATTTGTACTTTAAACAATCCTTTAGGCGTTTCAATGATGCAGTCATACCTTGAAGTATGTAATAAAGGAAAAGAAACATAAAAGCCGTTTTCCATTGCGGTAGTTGCAAACTTATATTCAGCTAAACATCCAATTTGACTGCTATCCATATTTGTAAAGATAACAAAATAAAAAAAACCCACGTTTTAACGTAGGTTGGTAATCATTTGAAAGCGTTAAGGAGTTACCTATTGGATGCGTTTAAGCAACTAAAACAACAATAATGTTTGCCTAAAGAAACATCAACTCCGCACTCCATACATTCGCTCCTTTCCTCTAAAGAATCTAAATGCTCGTTTAATTCGTGGTCAACTATACACATAACTTCTTTTTTTCTAGGTAATTAATTTCTCTTTCTAAACAAGTAATCGCCTTTTCTAAATCCTCAATCTCTGTGTCTTGTTTTTTTACTCCCGCCCTTACAATGTATTTAACGGCGTTTCCTCTAGCAAAGGATAAATTGTAATCGTTTGCAATATCTATGACGTCATAGTTTGCGCCATTGTCGTAGTGTTTTGGTTTGCTCATTATATTCCAAATATTAAACCCGTTAATAATCTGACTATGAAATAGCTAGGCGCTAAAATCAATACTAATGTTTGTAGTTTTTTCATTTTGTTTTATTTTAAAATTTTATTTAGAATTTTATTTGCTTGTGTGTCGTTATTTGCATTAGTAAATACAAAATCAACTAATCTTGATTGTGAATAACCATTATTAAATTTTACTTGTGCTTCTAAAAATAATTTTTGAAATGTCATTTTGTTTGTCTTAACGTGGTAGTTTGTTTCCCACCCTCCAAAGATAAAACCTTTTTTGGAATTAAAAAAATATTTTCAGTTTTTTTTAAAGTTTTTTTTCATTTTATTCATAAC